CATATCCATATTTCTCTAACATGTTTACTGACTCATGCATTATCTTTTCATTAACTTCCATTGCTTTATGCATATTTTTCACCTACGCAATCTTTTTAATGATGATATTTGCATTTTGAACAGATAAATCCAAACCACTGTTATTTGCCAATGCAATTGTATAAGATGTACCACAAGGTACTTGAATCAATGTTGCTCCACTTACATTTCCATATGCGCTTGCAGTTGCAACAGTATAAATAGATTGTGTTCCTCCAATTACTTCTCCATTTAGCTCAAGTACTAGAGAAGCTTGTCCTGCCGCTGCACTCGTAATATCCGCAGTATAAGTTACTTCATAGATACCTTGCTTTGTTAGTGTAAACAATCCGCTTCCTGGATCGTGTGCCAACCATCCTTTACATGGACACTGGCATGATTTTGATCTTACACGATCTGTAGGAAACAAAACATTATTTGAATTATCGACTGTCTGAACAGCCGTAGCAATACTATTAATCATTTCTTTTATCCTCCTATTAAAATAGGGATAGCCTTTTGACTATCCCATTAAATCCAAAGGCAATTGCCTAATCACATATGTGCTAGATTATAAGTTGTTGTAGCCATTACATCCACATCCGTTGTTATAAGCGTAATATGGTGAACATGTAATGTAAGCTGGTTTTGGTGTTGGTTGCAAAGTATTAATGATGTTTGCGGACTGTGCCTGTTGACTTAATTGGAAATTAGCTGTCAATAAATCACGGTCACGATCAGCTAAACGATCACGTAATTCTTGCATAGTGTTTGCATTGATCAACGCACGTGTAGCTTCACCTTCTGAATGAATTGCTGTTGTAATGTCACAAGTGTTTTTGAAACTTTGAGCATTTACATTATCAATTGCACGTTGTGTGTTGCAGCAACATTCTTGTTGCTGAGCTTGCAAGTTTTGAAGTCCTAACTGATTAGTATAGCGACTTTCTAATACATCACGTTGAGTTTGGCAACCTGTTTGAGATACATTTGTGTTTGTGTTAAAAATGTCTCGTTTAATGAATTCTTCATTTAATAAAGAATCATTTGCTAGGTTTCCATTGCCATATCCTCCATATCCAAATAATACGAAGATTAGCAAGATCCAAATCCACCAACCACCTCCGTTTCCAAAGCCGTCATTTCTTTCGGCTAAGTTGTAAGTTGGTTGAATTCCCATTCCATTTTCCATCATATATGTTCTCCTTTCTTTCTATAATAACGGTTTATCCGTTGTTACCTGATTCCAAACTGTTTTGCCATTTGTTGAAGTTGTTGCTTTTGTTGTGGATTTAAATTACCCATCATCTGATTTAAAATCACTTGTGGATTTTGGTCACTGTTCATAAGCATTTGAAATTGTTGAAATGCTTGTGGATTTTTCTGTGACAACATATTCATTAACATTTGCTGGGGATTTCCAATATTCATCATGTTCATTGGATTCATATTTCCCATAATACTTTTTAAAGGATTCATTTTGCTTGTGCTCCTTTCTTAGGTTGTTCATTAGCTTGTCTTGGTGGTTTACTTAATGCACCTATCAACTCGTCTAATTTCTTTTCAATTCCGTCCACACGATTTTCGATACTGTTAGAAGTATCTTCCGTGATTTCTTCAAATTTAAATTTTTTAAATGTTCCATCTAAAGATTTCATATAAAAAATAGATTTATTGTTATCAAATAAAATCGTTGGTAAATTTGCATTTGCAAAGTTTCTAGCTTCCTGCTCGTCATTCACCCATTTTCCATTAAAATCAAAATTACCTTGTTGTTGTGGTGTAATCTGATTATTAATATTGATAGGTGGAATATTTGCATACTGCTGTACTTGCTGAATTTGTTGATCTATCATTTGTCTTTGTTGCATCAAGCTGTCAATTCGTGCTTGTGCTGGATTATAATTGTTATACATTTCAACCACCTCTTTACGCTTTAATTATATGGTTACGTAATAAATAATTTAATACTCGAATAATACTCATAAAATACCCAAAATAAAATGAGCAACCATTATAGATTGCTCACATATTTATCAAACATTTTTCTTGCTTTGCATACTCTGTTCCTTATGGTTTGTACTTCCACACATAATGCATCTGCAATTTCCGTGCATGACATATCATACACGTATCTCATAATCAAAACCTGTTCATATTTCTTTCTTAATCCAACAGATTTGATAAGTATTAATGCATCATTAGGACGTATCTCTTTTAATCTGTTAGCTTTGTTAATATAAACCACCGCCTTAAATACGTTGGTTTGAATTAGCTTCGCAAGAACAATTATTCACATGATCATCTTTCCAATAACCACGACAAACAATAGTAGAATAAAGAACAATAATTACTAGGATTAAAACCGTAATAATCGTCCTACTCGTTTTATAGTTTCTATCAATTAATTTTGAACAAAAACAATAAACGTTATCTACTTTTTCTTCTACATTTTGAAGTTTCTTGTTTGCATCTTTAATATCCATTTTTATTATGATCCTCCAACGCTTTTACACGATTAAACAAAGTAATTATTTGTTGTTTTAGTTCTGAAAGCTCCACTTCCATTGAATTGCTTCCTTTTTTAATTTCTGAAATTGAATCTTTAATATCACTTAAATCCGATTTAATATGTTCCAATTCATTCTTCAAAAATGCCATATTGGATATTTGCTCTCCATCCATCTTACGTGTGCCACGATTATATGTAATAAATGCAATTACAAGCATGCATGCAGAAATAATAACACTAAGATATTCGCCATTCATATTCGTTTTCCTTTCAAGTTTTCATCCTATTTAAATGCAATAATTCACTTAATTATCATATTTCTAGACTATAAATATCTTTAACTGCTACATCCATTAATTCATTGTATTGTTCTTCCGTGATTCTTCCAACTGCAAAGAATACATCAATTTTGTTTTTCAAATCATCTGTCAAACCTTTTCTTTCTTTTAATTTTAATAAAGTTTTAAATAACATATTCTATACCTCCAATTCTGTTAATGTTACCGCATACTCTGAATTTACATAAGCTTCTGCGGATTGTAAATCCATATCATAGATATAATCACGATTATCATTTAATTGTTGTTTCACATAATTCCAACCGTTAGCCATGCTTATTGGATAGTTGAACACTGTATATCCGTCTAACTGTTCTGAATTGACACTGATGTTTGTAACTGGATAATAGGTTGATAACATTTTTAAGGCTTCAACTTGTTCTGATGTTAAATCTTCTTCGACTTGCGCCTTTAATTCATAAATCACATAAGTATCTTTTATCAATCCAATTGCCGTTGGTTTGTCTGTGAATCTATCATCTACGAATACAATTGCTTTACTATCGGGCATATACACACGTCCATTTTCCATTGTCCATGAAGAACTTTTATATTGATTCGATATTGCTATTCCGTTAGCATTCCCATTTAGAATATTAATTGACAAATAGCCGTTACCGTTGGAATGGAATCCGTGTGATATATCTGAACTATCAACATCTTTCAAGTTTAATCGCTTTACTTTTCTATGTAGCTTTCTTTTTTCTACATCAATATAATCACTGATGTATTGTTGTCCGTTAATCGTTACATTCCCACCACTAGATACAGGAATCGCATTTAGTGTGATATTGTTAAGCATAACAGATTGAACCTTTAGTCCATCTTCATTTGTTACTTTAAATGTAGGATTCACAACACTCTTAATCTCAACCGGAGTTTCGGGGGAGGGTGTTCCATCCTGTGATGATTTTCCATATATCGTCATATCTTGAATCAATCCTTTATCAGAATCTGTTACATGCGTTTCTCCTTGATTACTAGCATAGAATTTAGTAATCTTTTTATCTGCTAATTCAGAAATAGCTTTTGTGTTCTGAGAAATTGCATCTGTGCTTTCTTTTAAATTGTCGGCATATTCCTTTGCTTTATCTTCTGAAGCTTTCGCATTTACGGCACTAGTGTTGGCTTCATCTTTCAATGTGTTTGTATCTGTTTTGATTTGATTAACTTCTGATATTGCTTGATTCGCAAAGGTTTTCGTATCATCCAAAATCTTCTGAGCATTTGTCGCACTAACTTGTGCATTTGTAGCACTCTGACTTGCATTTGTAGCACTCTCTTGTGCATTTGTAGCACTCTGACTTGCATTTGTAGCACTCTCTTGTGCACTTGTAGCACTCTGACTTGCATTTGTAGCACTCTCTTGTGCACTTGTAGCACTGGCTTGAGCGTTTACGGCACTTGTATTAGCTTCATCTTTCAATGCTCTCGTATCAGTTTTGATTTGATTCAATTCTGTTTTTGTTTGATTTACAAAGTCTTTCGTATCATCCAAAGCTTTTTGAGCATTTGTCGCACTAACTTGTGCATTTGTAGCACTGGCTTGAGCGTCTGATGCGTTCTGTGCGATTTGGCTAGCCAAGTTCCTATATTCCTCAGTTACATCACCGGGTTCGCCTTTTGGACCTTGAGGGCCGATATATTTTCCATCAGCTAAATCTTTTTCAATATTCTTCTTTAAAGTGATCAAATCATCATAGACAATTTGTAATTCTCTAGGCAATTCTTGTTCATTAAGTGCTTTTGCATTAATTTGATTTTCGTTAACATAAGCATTGATTGTATCAGATACAAATATAGTGTTCGAACTCTCAAGTTGATCAGTTATCTTTTCATCTGTAACAACAACATTCATTTGATAGAATCCACGTTTCCAAGTTAAAACATATTCAATTTTAAATTCTCCATCATCAATGCTATATGGCCACGTATGCGCTTTTCGCGATACTAATAAATAGATATTCCCGTTTGGCCATTTTTCTTTCAATTCAGATAAGTCAAAAGCAATTGCATTTACTCCACTTTCATATTGATTGCCAATCGTTATCTGTGTCTCGCTTACTTTTCTATTTAGATATACTTTTATCATGATTCCTCCTTATAAGGTATTGCTTGATGCCATTCCAAACCATCATATACGCTTAACCTAACAAGACTATAAGTATCTCTACTGCCTACACCGGAAGAATATGCGCTTATTCCGCTATCTAACTTCGGTTTATTTATTCTTCCGAGCGCCATGGAATACCCGCGTTTCCACATTCCATCAACAAACACCCACGCTTCCATATAAGTGAATGTTGTGTTAAATCTAAAATAAAACGGTTTGCTTGTTCGCCCAAGTGTATCTTCTACCATTACTTCAAAATAGAATTCCAAGTTTTTTTTCAGATTATTATATGTTATGCTTGTTCCTTCAGCTCTTTTGTAAACTCCACCTTCTCCCCACGTACAAGATTTTACATGAGAATCATCTGTAGTGTGCACAGTAAGTGTTACGTTGTCATACTCTGAATCAACTTCCGTTATTACAAAATCAACACTTTCGATACTTATTTCAAGATAATTCTCTAGTGTTGTTGCAGTCAAAATTTTTTGACTTACATACGATCCACTTAAATCCACTTTCCATACCTCAACATGATATTCATACGGTGTATTTTGCGCTAATCCATCAATAGTTAAAGATCCATTTAAATTGTTTGAAATAAATGCACTTTTATCTTGCGAAAATACTCGTAAACAATATAAATTGTATGGATTGCTTGCTAATTTTCCGTTGATAACTAAAGATTCTACATCAATATCAGATATGGATGTTTCAAACTCAGGCGCTGAAATCAAAGGTGTTTTTACACTGGCTGTTCCACTTAAGTTTGGCCATCCACTAATACTACAATTCCAAGAAAAACTACGTTGCCTATTACATCCCATAGCTTCATTTATTTCCCCAGGAATTTTTATCCAACCTGTATCTTGTGTATAATACCCATAATTCATGTATCCTGACCATGTTAATCCACCAAATTTAACAGTATTCGATGCTTGGATAGCGAATTGGCCTGTAATCTTAAAGCGAACATTAGCTTTGTATCTTAAGTTAGGATAAGCGCCTTCGTATCGTTCGTTGTACACATCAAATGATACGCGCAAGTATTGGTTATAGTCTAAATTCGCTACATTAGAATATGCAGATACATCATAATCTATCGCTGGCATTTGTTGACCATCTTCAATAATTGACGAATTGTCTAGCAAGACATCAAGATCAAAATCGGTTTCGTTGTAATCTAATTCACATACAACTCCCATAATCTACTCCTTATATTTGATATAAATATCACCTTGCTTGTCCGTTGATAAAACAGTAGGATCACTTGTTCCATAACGCACATTTACAGTCAATTTTAACTGTTCTTGAAATTGACTAACATAATCTTCTAAAACTCTGATGTATTCTCTTTGTTTTGCCATCAATTCAATAGCATTTCTAAATTCTTCTTTAGATTCCAATTTAAATGATGTTGCAATATTTTTAATTACATTAATTTTAATAGGAAAAGACGTTACGAATTCACCGCTCATTAGAACGTTGATTTGACATTGAGTAACACCAACTTCCGCAATAATCTGTTGAAATGTTTTTGAATCTGAAAATTTAATTTCGTAAGCATTCGAGTTTTGAAATCTAGATACAGATGCAGCATCCATACTAATCATTAATCCACTAGGCTTAGTAGCCCATAACGTAGCGGTTAAGCTATCATCAATATGCGCTACATCGTCCGTAATAATATCGTCACTGACGAATACATCCAATCCTCGTCCTGTATCACCTTGTACCATTTCAACTACAGGTACAGATGTTTGTGTTGTTAAGCTTACAGTTACATTTGAATAAGTAATTGCCATGTTATACCTCCGTTTCTAAAATAAGAGTAAGTTCATCCGGCATTTCTTTGATTAAATCGTATGTCATTTTATTTAAATAGAATTTTTCTCTTTCACCTGAATTGCTTGTATCTGCATAAATAACATCATTCAGTTTTAACTGGTTTGCGTTAGGAATGTTTGATCCAAACAATTTTTCAAATTTTATAGTTGTTTCCGTATCTGAATCTTGCAATTCACTTTTTAAATCTTTGCCAGCTATGTATCTTAAATACGCTTGCAAATTAGATTCGTTTTTAAATACACCAAATGTAACTTTTGAAGCCGACGAATCATCAGCCATTAATTTAACATCCGAATACTCTTTCACTTCAATACGGTGTATTTCATTCTCATCCCATTTGCTCGATTTAACTATCTCGTTATTTGGCAAAGTTCTTCCATTGTATGCCTTTGGAATTATTCCAGTAACAACATTTTCCATAGATACTTTTTTTGTGTAGTCAACAATTTCTTTATAACCAACATAAAATTCTTTAGGTTTTAATGTTGTTTTATAACTATCAGGTTTACCAAAATAACAATCATAATTATCAAACATCGCAACGTATCTACGTTCTTCACATTCAGGCCATCTGTTCATCATTGAATTTTCTTCACTTCCAAACAGACATTGAATCAAATTATAGCGAACCCAATAGGCTGTCTGTGTTGATTTCTTATCCTCAAATTGCCAACAAAGACTTTGTGATTTGTTATCAATCCCGTGTTCGTATAATTGCATTTTTGTACCTACTACAAGTGCACTACCATCGCCTCCTGGCCACCAATTGTAGTTTTTGTTAGTTGGTCTAACAATTTTATATCCTTTGGCTTCAGGAATATATATAAGTCCCCAATAATCCTCCCAATACATATTTGTATTTGATGGATTATTTCTAAGCCAATATGTTTCAATTTTAGAATGATTCCTGTCAACATAATCATCAGCACGTATCCATCTGCATGAAGTCATTGACATAAAAGACCAGATTTCAAAAACACCATTAATTCCATTTGGATGTTTTTTCAAAAAAAACGTTTGAGCCGGAGTATAATTAGTTGTATACATTTGTAATTGTGTAGCTATGTCCTCGTTTGATGATGGAACATCTACACACAAATCCGTTTTATAAGCATTGTGAATATGCACTTCTCTACCATCTTCTGGCTTTATATTTTTGTAATCTTCGTACCACCTATCACCATAAACATGATACGGATATTTAGATTTTGATTTTTCGATAATATCATTGGCAGTTTTAATAGCTCCATCCCACGTTGATTTCACTGTACGATCATCAAACACAAATATTTCTTTTTGAGAATCAAAGAATATATGCGTTGCGTAACATACATAAGTATCAGAAATTCTATTTTCTTTAAAATAAACTATTCTAAATAGTTGCGCTTTTTCAAAGTTTAAATCAACTTTAAAAACAGATTCTTCTGAAATATCCATTCCCAATAATTCACTCTTTGGAAATTCAATTTCCACATACCAGATTGAGTTTCTTTCAAAAGTTACTTTTGCACTTTTACAGTTCTTAAGAACAATATCTCCATTTCGCTCAATCATTTGTTGATATGTTGTATTTTTTTTAGACAAAAATAAATGTATCATTGTCAAATCTCCTTGAAATTTCTAAATATTTCAGTACGAATTAAACCAATTTCTGTATTGATAACTATGTTGTTTGATCCATATACAATTTTTAAATCTTCAAATGATCCTTCTGTTTTTAATGTCGTATATTCGAAATATCCATTTTCATAAACAGTTTTCATATATGCATTTTCAGAATTTATTTCTATGTATTTAACCACCAATTCATTGTTATCGCTAACAGTTTTTCTTTCAAAAGGATTGTGAATCTTAAAACTATGGTTATTGTTTTCGGAGTAAATTGAAATCCACCCTGTTTTTTCTGATGTATTGTAGAACTTATAAGTAGGATAAGCTGGCTCATAAAGATTCATAATTGTCGTGAAATTCATTGATTCCATTTGCATTGGCCTAGCATATTTATCAATATATCTATATCCATCAACAGTGAATTTGATAGTCAATGAAAACATAAAACCATGCCATCTTTCTGAAATGTTATATTCTATGTTCTTCACTTTCCAAAAATGGTCAGAATCTTCATCTGGGAATTTTAATAATCCTTTTCCACCTGCAAAATATTTTTTAATATCATACAATCTTTCATTAGCTTCTTTTTTGTTTTGAACTACAAAATTACAAGGAACCTCAATCGTTTTATCTTTAAGAACACCAGTGTGACGGTACGATGTTGTACCGTCTCCCATTTCTGATGTTTCTACAATTTCTTCCGAAAAAGGGATAATTGGAGCACTAGTTATCTTCACCAAATTCATAATATTTTTGTAAATTGTATATGGTTGATTTTCAGGTGTGAATTGTAATGTATACATATTCTAAGCTACTCCTTTCCCTATATTTTTTAGCATATCTCGAATTGACACAATTTCTTGTACAGTATCTGTAACAACATTTCCGTCCAATTGCATAGGTTGTAGATTAATTGTTAAATCACAATTTCCAATTGCATTAATCATTCGATCCAATCTGTTTGTGATTGCACTCAAGTTTATATTGCCTACACTTCCAACACTACGTGATGTAGATCCACTCATAATAGCTGTTGTAGCATTCGCAACAGAAGCATACGGACTGATATCAGAATAAGTAGCAATTGCATTTGCACTCATTGGCATAATATCTGTGTCAACCACAGGTTTATCCGTATTAAACAAAGATTGTGGAAAATATTTTTTACTGTTATCACCATCAACAACTTTTGTCTTTTTTATAGTTGTATGTGTAACCGTAATAGGATGACTGTCAGCATAGTTTTGTGCTTTGTCGATATTAGACTTAATATCCGCATAAGCTTTAGCGGAGCTTGTAACCATACCGTCTAAGTGAGGTTGCAAAGATTTTTCCATCTTTCCGCCCATTTTTCCAACAGCCGATGATGTAGTACCATCATTTGCAAATGCATCCGCAATACCAGTAATACTGTCATCAGCATCTTTTTTCAGTTTTTCTCCAGCATCCTTCATATTAGGATCTGTTTTTGCCATCATTTCTGTCACTGCTTCGCCAACAGTTTCTTGACCACTTACGATTTTTTCAGCTGCACCATCAGGGATTTCTTGGCCTTCCAATCCAGCACTTTTAATAGCCTGTGCAAATGTAATCAACTTATTCATTGCGTTAGTAGCTTCAGTGATGCTTCCGCAATTTGCCAGGATTCCATTTGCTACATCCATTGGAATTGAGCCACCAATCATACCGGCTTTATCTACAAGTTGTTGAAAATTCATCAAACTAGCCATGTAATTTGCAGCTTCTACTGCGGTTGACGTTCCATTTGTAATTCCTAATTGAATATTCTGTGGAATTTGAATACCTGCTTGTGCAGCTTCTGCGGCCAAATCAACATATTGCTGTTTCATTGTTGCACCCATTTGAGTGAATGATTGTGTTTCTAAATAGTTTGATTGAAGAATAGATTGTGTCTGCGTTTCGTGCAATTTCGTATAAGAATCTGCTAAATCCGTACATAATGTATTAATTGATTCCTTCAATGCACTTGATTGATTCATATAATCTTGCATTGACATCTTACCGTTAGCATATTCTGCACTTAATTTTCTTAACGAGTCCGTTGTAGTATTTATACTTTCCGTAAGCTCTGCATTCTTTAATTCCGCTTTTAATTGAGCAGCGGCATTTTTCTTTGCGATACTTGCCAACGCTTCTTGTTTTGCTTCTTCTTGAATCTGAGTGATTCTTTCCTTGATTGCATCAATACTACTATAATTTGCATCCTCATTAAGATTTAGCTTTCCAGTATTTTCATCAATCTCTACTCCTAAATCAGGATAAAGTTGATTTAACTCCCTAACCGCTTCTGCTAGCATAGTCTTTTGTGTAGCATTTAAAGATTCTTTTGCGTTAAGATCTTCAATTGTTTTCATCAAATGACTTGCAGTTTTGTTATTTTGCATATATTGAGTTACAATTTCACCCATGCTTGTCTTAGTTTTTGACATTGACTTTGCATATTGTTCATAACTATCAATAACTTTTAACGTAACTGCATAGTCTGTATCTTTATATGCAAGCTCTTTATTTGCGGTTTCCATCGTTTCCTTGCGTTTTTTATCTGCCCAAACAACAGCACCTGCAAAAGCACCAAGTGCGACTGTAACAGCAGTAATTGCTGGATGTGTTAACACAAAACCTTTTCCTAACGAAATAATAGAAGTATTTGCTAAATCTCCTGCTTTTGCAGCATCCCCAAATCCATCTGCTACTTTTTCTAAGCTTGGATGGGCTTTAGTAAAGAACTTAACAGCGCTTTGCGTTGCACCAGCCACTTTACTTACACCTTTTGCGGTTGGATAAGCGGCTGCCGTCAACAATAACATCTTTGCGATTGTTTGTTGTGTACCTTCATCTAAATCAGAGAATGCGTTAGCTGCCTTTTTTACTATCTTTAATAAGTCTGTCAATGTAGGTGTAAATGCTTGTCCTAATTCATTACCAGCTTGTTTAATAGCTTCCCATGTTTGAGATAACTGTGATTTCAATGTTGCATATCGTTTTTCTGCTTCGTTTGCCATTGCAGTGTTACTATTCCATGCATTTTTAGAAACATTTAATGCGTTTGCCAATACATCCGAACTTTGAGCTAAAGCACCCATTGACTGCGCTTGTCTAACTTCTGTGATGCCTAAATCATTAAGCGTTTTTGTAACGTCACTTGATTTACCAATACCTTCTACAAATTTTAAGAAAGTTCCTGCTGCATCTTCTCCCCAAGCCTTTTGGAATTGTTGAGAAGTCATACCTGACACTTCTGCAAACTTTGATAGATTTTCATCTCCTGTAGAAACAGCTAAATCGATTTTCTTTAACATTTTAGAAACGGAACTACCACCAGCAGCGGCTTCAATACCTAATGAAGATAATGCGGTTGATAATCCTAATACTTGGTTAGAGTTAAAGCCTACCATCTTACCTGAAACCCCTAAACGAGTGGCCATATCCATAATATCTGATTCAGTTGTAGAGAATTTATTTCCCAAATCTACAATTGTAGATCCTAATCGAGAATAATATGTATTTGTCTTTTTAGACTGTGAAACCATTACATTTGAAAACTTGGCAATGCTCTGTGCTGCTTCTTCACCAACAAGATTTGTAGTATCACCCAATTCTGTAATAGTTTTAGTAAATCCGACAATTGAATCTGTAGGAATACCCATTTGTCCTGCAAGCTCAGCATAATGAGCAATATCTTGATAAGTACTAGATGTTGTCTGTGCTAAATTCTTTAATCCATCATTAATTTTAGACAACTGTTGAGGTGTTCCATCTACTGTTTTTGTAACACCTGTCCAGGCATCTTCAAATTCAATGGCCGTTTTTGTAGCAGCTGCAATGCCTGCAAAAGATAACATAGAATACGGCTTTACCGTATTCGCAAACTCTAATGATTTTGAACTTACTTTTCCTAACGTATCATACAGTCTTAGTAAAGTTTCATTCGTTGAAATGAATGAGTTTGACATACCAGCCAATTCATTCTTAAGGCCTAAAGCACCTGCTTTTAAACCTAGATACGTGCGTTGAGAATCTTCATACGTACTGCCTAAATCAACCAATGATTTTTTTTGCTCAGCAATACCAGCAGTGCAATCATCCATAGCTTCCTTTAAAGTTACGTTTCTTGAAGCTAATCTTTGAATAGCGGTTTCGCCTTGTTCAGTAGAACGCGTACCGTTTGCAATTGCTTCTTTCCATGCGTTGATTTGTTTGTTGTTATCTGCATATTCTTTATTCAAAGAATTAAATGTATGATTGTAATTATCAATAGACTTTGAAGCAGCATCAACAGCACTTGCCCACTGCTTCTGTGTCTTTGGATAATTCATTAGTTTCTTGTTATAGACTTCTAATTGCTTAGTTGTGTTTTGAATCTTATCTTTTAATAGATTTTGATATGTCGCAAATGACTGAAAATCTCCTTCGTTAAATCTCATAGAAGATTTCAGTTTCGACATAGTTTTGTCTAATCCTGCCGTTTCAGACTTTATTTTATTAATCGCTTTTTGAAAGCCTGTAGTATCTCCATCAATTTTTACGGAGATACCTCTTACTTGACTATAACCTGACAATTTTAGTACCTCCTAAAATCTGTCAAAGTCGCTTTGGACTGCTTTACGAATACGAATTTTGTTTTTTGAATTATTTGCTTTGGACTGCATATTTCCACGTGCAATAATCAAATCAAACAATCTTCCTATGCCCATATCCTCTATTTCATCTATTTTTAATCCTAAGTTTAATCCACCTAATACTAAATCAGTGTAGCTTACACTTCTTTTTTTTTATCATCTGAAGTCACTTCATCTGATTCATTTTGTACAGTTGCTTTATTCGCGTTGATAATTTGTTCTAAAATAATAACTCCACTCATTACATATGTTTCATAATTTTCAATTTCATCCACAAAATCTTGGAACGCTTTTGTTTCTTTTCCATGATATGTGTCATATGTCTTGATACATGCCCAAACTAATCTTTCAAAAAATAAAGATCCGTTTGCTTGTAATAAAGTGAAATAAGGATCTCGATCAGGATTTCCTTCACGAACATTTTTTTCGATAGCTTCACCAAATTTGATTTGTACTTCCTGGATATCCACTAACAAATCTCTATTGAAACAATCTCTATAAATGCTGGCCGTTTTGCCTTTATACAATAAATTATATTTTTTACCATCAATACTTAATGTCTGTTCCATATAACCTCACAAAGAGGGGGTTGCCCCTCTTATAATGTGCTCACTTCCTTTCCATCAGCACTTTGTACAACTACCGGTGTACCAGCTTCTTGGCTCATTTCACCAACTTTTGGAGTAGGTAATGTTGGAACAGTTGTAAAGAACTCGTCATAATTTGTATCACCCTTACGACATTTTGACTTTACCCATTGATGATCACCTTGTTCTACAGGAACAGCCGTAATATCCATTGATGTTGTTTTTGGATCAGTGCTTTCTTCTTTCGTTTCACCTTCTACATTTGGTCGTGCGAATACAACCTTATAGAAGATATGTTTAGTAGCACTCACATCACCTTCGAATTGGAACATAAGCGCAACATTATTAGGCAATACGTTTGCATCTTCTGCTAAGTTACCTTCTTCTGTTGTCACTGTATTGAAAATCATTTTTTCAATTTCTTCAGGAATTTCAGACATTTCCAAGCTGCCTGAATATCCATTGTTTGTGTTCGTTGTAAAATAAGCAGTGTTATCTGCATAATATGTATTTGTATCTCCTTCTGGATCTAGTGTTAATGATTTAGCACCTTTCCATGCAGTAGGCTTACCATATGTAATTGATCCTGCACTTTCTGTAATAGAACATACATGTACATTTTTTAGACCGAATCGTACTTTGTTTTTATCTGCCATAGTTTTTATCCTTTCAAATATTTTTCGATTAAACTTGGCAGTTCCTTGATTGCGTTTGTTTCTCCATCTTTCCAGTGCTTGAATGCACGTGTACGTCTAGGAGAATTCCATAAATTATGTCCGTTTTCTAATAAATGAGTTAATGAGTATTCATGGCCACTCGCATAAATAACCCCACGCGTATGTGCCAATTCACGTTCTATCTTATATGTTATAGACCTTTTATATTTGCCTTTTCTACGCGTGTTTCTATAATCTACGTTGGCCTTAGCTTTACTAATGTCTTTAGAATCTTTTGTAGTTTCTTCTACTGCTCTATCAATCTGCGCCAAAGAATGCTCTTTATATTCTTGAATAATCTTTCTGATTTCAGGCCCAAGCTGCGACATATCGCAATATACATCATTGACGGCCAACTAATGTCACCGTCCATTCTGTACAATGTACTTTTTGAGCTTTTATATCTTCATCTGTGATGGTTTGGTATGGTATTTCTAATTCATCAAACATATCTTCGATTTTAGCTTCTAATTCAAAATCTTTTTGATCAGTCACTAATCTGTATATGTAAATTCCAATCTTACAATACGTTCTATTGTCTGCAAAGTAATTATTTGTATAATCCAATGCATAATTCCCATATGGGGTATGGGGCTTTGACTTGAAACTGCCATATACAAATTGTCCTTCACCTAAAAGTTCAGTGAATTTAGCAACGATTTGTTTTCTTACTGTTTCCATTCTCCAGCATCCTGTTGAACATATAGTTCAATCGTATCTCCGGATGGAAACGTACGATAAACCGCATACTTTTTGTCGTTGTATTTCACTGTTGTCTCATCATTGTAATCAATGCTTGGAATAACAAGCTTATACGCTAACTGTATGCCTGCCTGGTAGGCTTCATTAAATTCTTTTGAATAAATTCCACCAACTCGGCAAAATACTTCCTTCTCCGTTTCATTAACACGTTCCACACCATCTTCATCAACATATCTTTCTTTTTCAATCAGATATGCCACATCATAATAAAGATTATTCTCACGAGTATATTCATATGCCATACTATCTCACCTTCTTATGGGATTTATCCTCACCTTCTTATGGGATTTATCTGTCATAAGAATCTGACGTAAATCCTCATATGTTTTAGCCATTTTTTCCTTTTCTGAAGCCTCCGTTGTACCAAATTTTGACTTTACATATGTTATTACCGCTACTACAATTTCATCTTCTAAATCATCTTCATCAAATAAGATATTTAATCTATCCAAATCGTATAAACATGCATTGATATACGTTTTGATTTCATCATCATATGCTTGTGATTTAGCTCTTGTAGCAGCAGTTCTAACACGTTCCAGAAGGCTTTCAGAAATATTGAACCTCATTATCTATCACCTAAGCTTTCTTCGCACTGCTTTTTCGAGTGGTTTTCTTAGGCTCATCATCTAATACAATAGGTTCATCCTCAGGTAATGATTGTGTTCCTGCCTGGCTTTCACCTGTTGCAACATCTCCATTGCTTAAGCTACTTTTTTTTTTAACAAGAAGATGTATTGAGGATCTAATACTTTACCATCATTGATAACTAATGCTTGAGTTACTTCCTCATTCTTTTCATAATCCCAGTACTTCTTAACACCAAACTGCATATTTGAGTTGATCGCATAGGCTTCTTTTCCAACCCAATACATTCCGAAATATTCACCGTTTTTTGCTTCATCAAAATCTTTGAATGTATCATTTTCAACGAAATTAACTGTTCTAGCTTTGAATGTTGCACGTTCTGCACCATCAATAGGATTATATGTTTCTGCATAAACAGGACGATTATTATCGTCGGCCAACGTTTTAATGTTTGCTTCATATGTAGCAGGAGTCATTACAAACTCTGGCTTTAATTTACGCATTGACAAAGGAATCTTCGCAAATAATTTTGTTTGCCATGATTTCCAATCTTTCATTTCTGCTTCCGTAAATTCAATAATGTGATCGGCTTTAATACGTCCTCCACTTACTTTATTAGCTTCTGTTAAGATACCTTCACATTCATTATTTGTAGATTCTCCTGTTAAAATTTCACGATCCATAGCTTCCAAATAAGCTTCTACAATAACTTTTGCTAATTCAGTTTCGAATGCATTTACAGTCAATACAGTTTGTAGTAATGTACGTGCTAAACGAATTTCACCAATCAAATATCCAAATTGTACAAATTCTGTAACAGAACCGGCCTTTTGACGATCAGATACTGTTGTTTCTGTAATACGTTTAAATGTAGCCTTGAATGAACCAATAGGATATTTAACACCACCACGGAAATTTGTATGTAATACTGCATTGTATAAGTAACCACGTGATTTACTTAATTCAGTCATTACTTTCTGAACAATCGTTTCAGGAATTAAAATACCTAGATCAGCTGCTACGCCTGCTTCTGCGCTACGTTGTCTTAAGATTTCTGACTGTTTCCCTTTTTGAACGAATTCCATGAATGCACTACGATACTCCATATCGTCTTCCATTCCTTTTTTACGTTCTGATAATCCTTTTGGCATTGTTGGATGTGCTTTGCTACGAGCATGTTCCTGTTGTGCAACAAAAGTTTCTTCTTCATCTTCAATAGATTTTGCCATAGTATCTAAGAACGCTTGACGTTGTGCAGCCTGGCCTTGTAACTCTTTGTCACGCTTTTGTAAGATATCAAATTCCGCCTGTAACATTTCCAAGTTTGTATTAGGATCGTTTTTGTTGACCTCATCTTGAATTTCTTTAAATCTTTTTTGAATCTGTTCGTGATTCATTGCTTTGAATGCTGCTAGTTGTTGCTCTGTAAACATTAATTAATAGCCTCCTTAATCTGCAACAACAAACTCAGTCTTTCTCGTTTCTTTTCATTTTCTTTTTTAACCCGTTCCTCATCATCCATTAAAGACTTTGCCCTTGCTTCAATAGATGTTTGATCATTTGCAGGAATCGACACTGCCGAAACATCATAAATTTTTGATACTTTACGTGTTGTCCACATCTTTTTATCTCTATCATATGATTCCTCATCCACCATGTAGCGCCATGACATCTGAGTAACCATTCCTGCCTGAATACTGTCGTACAAACGTTTTGCAGCTTCTGTTCTTCCTAAATCTGCTGCAACAAACAATCCATGTTCATCTACTTCAACAATAAGTGAACCATTGCTTGTACGTGCATATACCATTCCTCCATGATCAAATTGGAAGATGATATCACTCATATCAGCGTTATCCAAACTTGAACGCTCAATCAATTCATATACATCATTACCTTCGTAATCTCGATAAAGCACATAAGGCTCAAATGTTGTAGCATATCCCTCAACATAGTATTGAGTATCAATCCGTTTATTCTCCGTCACCGGATTCATCTGAAACGGAATTGAGCGCATTTGGATTTTGCTGTGGTTCGGTTTCGCCATTGTAACTAATTCCTCCTTGATTCGATTTAGTTACCTGGATATATTCACCTCGAATAAAACGTTTATTACCTTCATCATTTGGTAAAGGTGCTTTGTTCATAATATTTAATGCCCCGTTTGTATCAATCATTCCTCTATCGAACATTTGAGTCGCAACATTCAATTTTGTCTGTGTTGAATCATACTGCAAACGATCACTTGTAAGAATGATTTCACTACCATTCATAATCTGATTTACGGAATATAGCATTCCACTCAATACTTCTCCAACTTCAATAAAAAATGGTTCAATAATTGATTCATAAAATGCATTCCATTCATCAGGTTTATATTTATTTTGTAAAATAGCTTCACTAATTCCAAAATAGCTGTATACACTATTTTCAATTGCTTGCTTCTGCTTGGCATCCACTAATAGCGGTTTACTTTCAATCGGTTTTACTTCATCAAAACGATTATCAACAAGGAATACACCTGTTTCATTTTTGTTCAGGTTATTTCTCAAGATCATATTCTGTTGTTCTTTGTAATCTTCGTCATCATCAATCGGTGTTGAAATTCTAGCCAAGAATCGAACAATAGAACTCGACTTGATTGCATTGATTGCTCCTTCTTCCTGAGCAAGCATCAATTTAGCTGTTGTATCAAATGCATCATTAGTATCACCAAAGTAATCATTTTTATACTGCATCTGCCTTAGATGTCCTACTTTGCTGTATTCAATCAATTTTGTTTCGCCATAGATGAAATTAAAATAAATATAAACTTCACCATTGATTTCTTTTAACTGACACTGACTTGGAACAGCAGGCCATAATCCTTTTATCATTCCATATTCATCTTCAATTGGAATAATGAAAGCATTGTTTTCTGCAAAATATATAGTTGCCAGCCTTTTATAAAATTGACTAGCCGTCATATAAGGATTTGGCTTTTTCTTAATCAAATAGTTATATATCTTACCTTTGTAATCTTTGTTTGTTAGTTCAGGTGAAGCCTTTCCACATGATGTAGCAATTCGATTGATACATGCTCTGCATAGTCCAATCTCATATATTCCACCATCATAGGATGAATACACTGGTGAATATCCACCTAAGCTTGCAAACATTGAGTGTAATTGATTTTGTTTAGGTGCTGGCTTATTGAGTCCTAATAGACTTCCTAGCAAACCAAATCTTTTTCTTCTGCTTTTAGCCACTAATTCACCTTCCTTTTCTTGTTTTCAAGGCGGTATTTAAATGTATCCCACCATTTTTGTCTTACTGTATATGCATCAATAACAGATGCATATCCATCAATATGTTTTCTTGGATCAGTTTTAATCATGCGAACACGATTATCCTCTGCAACTTTCTTTAATGCCACACTAGACATATGTGCTTGTAAAAGTCCATTTGTTCCTGTATGAACAAATCCATCTCTTACATATCCCGTAAATTCATTAATAACCGGTGTAAGGTTAGTACCCTGAATGACATCATCCATCTTGTATCCATATTTCTTCATATCGTCCACAAGATACTGTGCCGAATAACGATCATATCCAACGACTACACAATAAATCTTGTATTTCTTACGCAACATTTCAAACCATTGCGTTACATCTTCATACCGTACAAAATTTTCCCCACTTGGACTTAAATATCCAAGTTGAATAAATCTTGTATATGGTATTTTGTCTCTTTCCTCTAGCTCCTTGATTTTTAATGTTGGAAGCCAAAAATGAGTAAATATGTAGTCCTGGTCTTGAATTCGTATAACTACAGATGCGGCTGTTAAATCGGTTGTTTGTGACAAGTCAATTCCGCCAACTGCATATGTATGTGCAAAATCTTCAAATCTAAGTTCTTCACCTTTAACTTTGTTAATATCTTCCGCACTAAATAATGCTTCCGTTGAATTCTGTTTGATATTCGCATATTTTGTTTTAAACTCCGCCATATATGTCGGCGAGCTATGTGCTTTTAAAATTTCATTCTGCAAATATTCATAAGAAACCGATATTCCAAGGTTTGGCATTGCCTTCCTCAATTCAATAAGATCATCCCATTTTTGAATATCATCAATCATGTAAAAGAAAGGCAACATTTGTTTTTCATCAGACGTACCAAGTAAAACAGATGTTCCACGAGCAAATAATTCATCATATAATCCGTCATCAATATAGTTTGCGGTACTTACAGGAATATAAAGTGGATCAGGTCTTGCACCACCTGCCGACAACATAACGTTGTACATTTTCATACCAGCTTCACCTTCCCAGGCTGCAAACTCATCAAAGATTGTCAAATATGGGTTGAATCCGTCTGACTTCTTAGATGCAAAGGCAATTGGCTCCCATCTACAGTTGTTCTGTTTCATGTAGATATCTGTTCTACGTTTTTTCACTCTTTGACTCAACGCTTTAGAGTGTTCCATCATTTGATACAGAACATTGTAAATGATCTGCGCTTGTTTTAACTTTGGCGCTATATTGTATATCTGCATACCCGCTTCATCCGATGTAAATCCAACATCAAGTTCAATGGCTGCACAAAGAAATGATTTTCCTTGTTTTCGGCCCATGACCGTTGGTATTTCACGAAACTGCCTTTTTCCATTCTTATCAACAAGTCCGAATATGCATGCAATATAGTATTTTTGCCAAGGCTCAAGCTTTACTTTTGTTGTTTTTCCTTCTACGTGATGACAAAACGTTTCAATAAATGCTATATGCATTTCCGCTTTTTTCTCATCATAGAAGAAATCTCCATTTGCTAAACCTCTTTCAACATATTGAAGATTAAGCTTTATCCACTTACCGACTACATCTTCACCCGATTTAATCCGTTCTTTATAAATGTCTAGATATTTCATTTAAATCTGCTCATGAACTCATCCAATTCATCACCTTTTTTTCCGGATACTTCTGTTGTCTTTGAAAGTGAAGTAGGTGACAAGCCAAGTTCTTTGCAGTATTTCATGATCTGATCACGTAATTGAACGGTAATAATGTAATATGGTGAGCGTGATAAATTCGTTGCACCAGCCTTGTTCGTGTATTCAACAACCATCTGTAATGTTTTGAAACCATTTGCTTTACTTGAATCTCTCCATTGTTTCATTGTTGAATCGTATTGAGCTAGAGCATCTGCAAGTGAATCAATCGCAACTGAATATTCAGGGGAATATGTACCTAAATTTTCTAGTTGAGAATTTATTCTTTTTTTCCATGCTCCTTTTTGCATTCATCATCCTCCCTTCCACATCCTATAAGCATTCCGTTTTCATCAAATTCAAAAGAAGGTTTGCGTTTGGAATGTTCTTCTGCATGGCATAAGTCACACAACGCTTCCAAATTAGAATCGCCAAATAGAATGTGTATATCTCTATAGTTGTCCTGGTCAATGTGTACTTTGTGGTGTACGCAAGTCGACCTGGTATAGATACCTTTTTTTAAACATCTTTCACAAAGCGGATGCGCCTTTCTATACGCTTTACTTTTCTTTTCCCAAGCCTTGCTTGAGTAGAATTTTCTAGCATAATTTCTAGCGCCTGTTTTCGTTGCTTCTGAACCATAATATTTTTTCATATCGCTACATTCAAAGTTTTAGTTAACAGATTTAAAGGAAAGGACGACAATCTAAACAGTAAACACTTTGAATGCAGTGATATGAAAAAGACCCGTGTTTCCACAGGTCTTTTTCAAACGGGCACAATATGAAACAATCCAAGAACTACCTTGTTTGTCCTAGAAGATGTTTTCCAATCTTCACAACTACAGAATATCACGGTTTTTCTTTGTACACTGTACAAAATGAAGAAATTCAGATTTTACCCCCTCTCGTGCGCGCATGACCGAGTTTTTTTAAACTCCCCACGCCGTTCCCCGAAACGCAAAAAACTTTTGAAAGATAGGGGGGTATCTGCTGATCTGATCCCAGCCCTGGGAGCTTTCAGGGTTAAAAATCAAGCCTATGCAGCTACTACCACACCGCCCCGTTCACGGCTTTAGTCATATGACATTCATATATTTATTATTGTGTTGAAACATGTTTCAACAACGCTTGTTGAAAGCGTTGTTTCATAACATGGCCATGACTACATTAATAGAACACGCGCGCACGTTCTTATATATGCAATAAACATTTAAACATTACAATGCATCGTATCATGTGCACCAGCTCCATACGTTTAGCGTGTCTCTTGTCTTCCTGGAACTGAAGCAAACCCCACCAAAAAAAGGACGTTAACAACGTCCATACATGTATATAACACCGGTCTGATAACTATATCTTATAAGACTAGAACCGAACACGCTTAAAAGCCTTTTAAATAGGCGCTTGCGTGCACGTTTGACAAGATAAAAGCTTTTTAAAAAAATGAGTGCAAAAAAATATTATTAATTTTTTATTGACATTACACATATAATGTTTATAATGTAAGTGTAAGCAAGTTAAGCTTACACAAAAAGCGGTGCTTACTCATAAAGCCAAGCCAAGACAACTATAAATTGTTTAGATTGGACTTGATAATATGAATAAGTTTATAAGTTTATTAAATAAGCTATTGTTTAGGCTTCACATTAAAATAAGTCTAGACATAAAAAAAGGGCGCTTACTCATAGACATAATTGTCAATGAATAGCGTCATTAAATAAGCAAATAAATTATAGCACCGCTTTTATCAATATTCAAGTTTAGGAGGTGTAAATATTGTAAGAAAAAAAAGTGGTTTATTCAATCAATCAAAGTATATACAAGACTATCAAAAGCAAACGTATAAACGTTATATTTTTCAAGTGAGAAAAGACAATACAGATCTTATAAATTGGCTTGAATCAAAGCCAAACAAGCAGCGTTATATACTCGATCTGATTGAAGCAGACCTAAACAAAAACAAATAAAAAGCGTGAACCCCTTCCAAGTTTGGCGACGCGTAAGGAGTCCACAAAAGATTGGCTATATATATATTTTATAGAAAGAAGGAAAGCCCTCTTTATAAATATATAGCCCCTAAATTATATCATATGAGGGCTAAAAAAGAAAATGTTAGTATTAAAAGATAATGAAAGATTATATCCGGATTCATGGGAATATAATGGAGCTCGTATCATGTCTAAACTTGCTGAAATAGTTGTTGAAAACGGCGGACGTGTTGAACCTTGTAAAAAGGCGGTAATATCAAACCGTTCTATAGACATCATGAAAAATAATTGTAGTTTAAGACTAGAAAAATTAAAAAGTTTAGAAGAAAAAAATCATAAAGAAATTTTAGTTTCTTCAATTGAAAAAAAAGAAGCTGAATTAAAAGAACTTGAACAAATAAAAAATGATCCTATAACAGTGACACACACTAGTTATATATCATTTGTGTTAGAAAACACATACTATTATTTTCGATTAGATGACAATCCATTTTTCGAATTTCTTTTAGTTAAAACGCCTATTAAAAATAATAAATATTCACGAGATGCAGCTCTTGAAGAAACCGAAAAAGACTGGTTAGAAGATCAATTTTTAAAAATTGGATGCAGTGAAAAAGATATAAATGATGCAGCTAAAAAAATATTTGATATGTTAGTGGCTTCTAAAAACTCTAGTATTATTTTAGACAAAAAAAGAGTGAGAGTTCAAAACCTTTATAATAGCGGTTACCATTATGAAACCATTTACGAAAAAGAACGCTTTGCAAGCGTGGAATTTTAAGGAGCTAAGCATCATGGAAAAAGCTTATACAAGATTATCACTAGAACAAATTCAAAAGGAACTAAAAAAGAGTATAGAAGAAAAAGAAGCACTATATAATAAATGGAATGAAGTGGAGCACTTGACAAAAAAAGACGGCTCAGAATTCAAAAACATTTCAAGATCTTTTACAAATTGTGATATTAAATACGATTGTATGGGACGGCCACAAATTACAATTACAACATGGACGGTTAAAAACGTATGGTGTGACGATTCAATAAGTCTATACGATACATTCAGTGCATACGGAAAAAATAAATACCCTGAAGAAAGTTATAACATGGGCGGCGGCGTTTTGGCTAAATATCACGTTTTAACAATAAGCGAAACAATGGAAGCTATAGAAGCAAAAAAACAGAAGCTTAAAAAATGTATTGAAGAAAAAGAAAAAGCTTTAAAAGAAAGTGAAAAACTATATTATAAGTACACCGAAAAAATGAAAGCTTTATATAACGAACTTCATGAAGAATGCAAAAATGAAGACAATCGAATATTATTCGATAATATTAAGGAAGCTATAGAAAACGTAAATATATGGTGGTAGGTGTAAATATATGTATACCAGAAAACAATTAGACAAGATGAGCACCGTTGAGGTGCTCACACTCGCGGCCGTGCGAGTGTTTAAATATTTATCTTATTTTATCACATTAAATTTAGTCTTATTTATTTTTGCGTGTATATGCTATTCACTTTAGAGATGAAAAAAATGGAGGTTTTAAAAATGAATAACAACGAATATATTGAACTAGTAGAAAAAAAACTGGATCAGCTCAACGCAAATAGTCTAAAGGCAAATAGTATAATGCCTTTTTCAATAAATAGACATTTAAATGGGCTATATGATCTCAGTTATGGCATGGATGTAATTGCCTGGATGCTAAAGCCGCGCGAACTTTGGCAACTTGTAAATACTTTATGTATTATAGACATTTTAGGAGGACTCAAAAATGACAATATGGAAGCGTGAACGAAACCATTTTAATTATTATGTTACAAATGAGCGAAAACATCCGCACATTTACGTTGAAGCGTTAGGGACTCCCAGCGCTTCAACTGAAAAAGTTTTAAAAGATCATGGCTTTAAGTTTGATAATAGCAAGTGCATGTATGCAGCAGCTCAAACAAATGAATTAAGGCTTTTTGTCGCTCATGATCTTGACAAGATTTTCAATTATGATATTCAATTGTTTTTCAATACTGAAGCAAAAAAAGAGTTATATACACCAGATATTCAAGAAATAAAAGATATTTGTTATTTCTTCAAAATTTACAAGTGTTATATTGACATACTAAACAAGGATCTTTTTAAGATCTGTAAACCAGGCTCAAAAAGCTTGCTGGCAACTTATAACACTTATTCAAAAACTATAGATGTTTTTAATAGAAACAAATTACAAGAAAGTTATATATACAATAATGGAAAAATTGAAAAGATGAGCATTGAAAAAGCAGCACCAAAGAAGAAAAAAAAGCCGCTTACAGATCAGCAAAAATTAAATGAAATGCTTGAAGCATTTCCATTTTAGGAGGTAAAAAAAATATGGGATATATAGGAAATAAAATGAGCGAACGCGCTTATGAAGCATATGAAAGTGGTGAAATGCCACTTTCTAAATGGTCAAAAGTTGCTATAATTAATACAATTTTAAATTATAGAGATGATTTTAAATATGATGAGCTTAAAAAGTATAGTAAGGATGTTTTAAAAGTTTTCCTAACATATTCAAGCTGGCATCATACCGGAACGTATTTCAATGAAACAGAGTTTTATAGTTTGGATGAAAGTTTTATCGAGAACGAAAAAGATTATATTTTTGAAGTTTTAAATAAAAAAGTGAAAGAATTAAAAAGAGAAAAAGAAGAAAAAAAGATTCAAAAAGATAAAGAAAAACTCGAAAAATGTCATTTTGTTTATACCGAATTTGAAGGAACTCGAAAACATCCGAAAGCTGTTGATCGTGAAGCATATGGAATAATAAAAGGCAATTGGATATATACGGAGTTTGGCAAAAAGTCATTAAATGGTAAATACATTTATAAAGTAAAAAAGTTTGATCGTGCGCCACGTGGAACAGCCCAAATCTTTAAAAATATCGAAAAAAGAATTAAAAAATAGCAGCTTATAAAAGGCTGCTTTTTTTATACTTTCATTTTGCTTATTTGCTTCTGGATCAGCTTTTTTTTGACTGGATTCGATGCGAAAAAGTTCATGAAAAGTTTAGTTTTAAACTCATATTCTTTTTGATCCATTTCTTTTATATCCAAAACTCTTTTAAATATCACTATTGCAATAAAATTCGCAAACAAGTTTGCATCTTTTTCTATTTCCTGATTCTCATAGTGTTTGCATCTTGAATCCTTATAACTTTCAAGTTCTTTTTTCCATATAGAAACATTTCTTTCATCCATAGAAAATATTTTTTGATTCTTCTTATATACACATGCATATTGATATAAATGTCTAATTTCATGAGCTAGATATATATAAACTAAACTACTATCTACGGATGTATTCAGGTTTACACAAATTACATTTTCTTTTGGGTATGATGTACATATGCTTGTATCTTTTACTTGAAAAAGTTCTTTATTGACTGGTTTATGTTTAAGATCATAAACCTTATCATTTACTTTAAAGTAAACTTTTGGAATCTTTATATTTAATAGTGTGCATAGAAAACTTATATAATCATTCATGCATCCATTATATCTGAAAAACTTTATTTTGAAAAACTTATTTATCCAAGATCATAAAAACTTTTTCAAGTTGTTCTTGAGACGTTGGAAAAAACTTTTGAGATTCTTTTTCATGCTTGCATAGAATCGAACCATCAAAAAACTTTTCCAGCAATTGAGAAAACTTTTCTTTCTTCACATAATAAACATAATTCACAGACACATCTTCATCATGCGCATTGTATTCAAAAACTTTTTCAACCAGCTTAGAACAAACAACGCCAATCTGTACATTATCATATCTCACAAAAACTTCTTTATAAGAAAACTTATTTTCATCCATTTCATCACTCCTAAAAAACTTTCTACATATCAAACAACACTCTTAAAAACTTTGTATATTCTTCATCTGAATTTAGATAAAACTTATTGCAACCATTCATTACGTCTTCATAGTTTAAGCAATCAATTTCATTATCTAAAAACTTTTTATATAAACTTTTGAATTGCGATTCACAAATGTAATACTCAATTACTAGTATATTATTGTGATCATAATGACACCTTTCAAACTTTTCATCTGCCATATAAACACATACAACACGATCTCCGTTTTGTACAAATAAACTATCTGTATTATGAATCAGAAAAAACTTTTTCACTTTTGCTAAAAACTTTCTCACAATATCACTCCTATCGACCAGCAGTCATTTCTGCATAAAAATCATAATAGCATTTACCTAAATACATCCGGCCATTATTGAAATGCGTTCTTAAATAAAACATCGCTTTTTCAAAATTCTGCCGATCAAGCACTATAATTCTTTTAAATCCATCACATCCATGAACATCTTGTCTATATCTATACTTTATTCCATCGTTGACAATAAACTTATCAAACTTTTTATATTTCTTTTTGGTGAGATTATACTCATAACCCCATCCTTCATCATTATGCAAAATTATAAACCATCTGTTATAACACGGCATAATTTTTAAGTATCCAACACGTTTCATGATACCGTTCCTATTTATCTGCAATCGTTTCTACAAAACAATTATAATAAATATATCTTTTTCCATCATAATCAAATTTTACAGCTCCACTTGTCAATGATTTAATATCAATTCTACCTTCATAGCTTGCTAAAACTTTTCCATCTGCTGTATACACATTGATTATTCTATCCAATCCACCATTCGAATCAGATTTTATATCAGTACCCAAGCGATCCATAGATGCACATCCAAATAAGGAAATGCCAAGCATTCCAACCATTAATAATTTGTATAATTTATTCATTTTATTCCTCTTTTCTATGTCCGATAACTATATATTATCAGACCAACTACAAACCTTTTAAAAGCCTAGTAAATAGGCTACTTTGTAACCCTTTTCTAAAATAAAAACTTTATGAATTTTTGAGCCATGTTATAATGGACTCATGATATCAACTAAGAAACTTTTAAAGTACATAAACAGACATCCAAAATGCAATTCTATTCAAATAGCAAATAAGTTCTTCAAAGGAGACGAAAGAACATTAAAAATAGAGTTAAAGAAAATAAATCAATATTTTCATTGCGAACCGTATAAAGATCAAAACGGCATACAGCATTTGTACGATTTTGATCTTTCATTTGAAGGAAAACAATATCTGAGCACCAATTTTTCAGAGTGGTTTAGATTTTGGTTTCCTGTAGGTGTATCTATTCTTGCACTAGGTGTATCTATTGTCGCTCTTATTTTAAAGTCTCAAAATTAACGATGACTATATACACATATCAAAACAATTATCGATATAATCAAACTTACAGTAGAAATCGTTGATGATAAATAAAAGCAGATGCTTTCTCTATCTGTCTGTAAATGCATTTTTTTTAATATCTTTTTCATTTATCAAAATCTCCCATATAATTAATAACATCTTGTTATTGGAATTAAAGTGGTGTATCTTCCATTATAAACAGGTATAAACGTAGTGCCGCAATGTGATGATGCATTAGACGATGTATCATTTGAACCATCAGAAGCAACAATCGCATATAACACACATAAAACAAATATAGTAATAATAAAACCAGATAATATCATTTCATCAAT